AGGGCCCGAGGCTACCCGATTAAGGCAGATCACAGGAAAGGAGGATATTCGATGACGAATCTCACCCCATTCGGCAAGCTCGTCGTGAAGGCACTCACAGACAAAGACATGACGAAGACCGAGCTCGCCTCGCAAGTCGGCACATCGCCGCAATATTTGAGCTACATCCTTTTCGGCGTCCGCTCCGGGAAGAAGTACATCCCGAAGATCATCGAAGTCCTCGGGATAGACCCGGCCCGCGTTGAGCGGTACATAGCATAGCGGAAAGGAGGGACGCAGATTGTCGGAGGTATTTGTGACGCTGGAAGAGGCGGCAGCTCTCGAAGGCGTCGTGTATGAAACAATGAAAAAACGGATTCAACGCAATCCGGGGGGCTTCAGGACGAAGTCGCAGCCCCGGGAGGGCGGCGGAAAGGATCAAGTCATGGTCGCGGTCTCGTCCCTCACGTCGAAGGCGAGGAGGGCACACAAGGCCGCGCAGAAGGTGGACGGAGGCGATGCAATCATAGAACAGAGAGTAAACGCGACGCCGTGGTACGTGGACGTCGATTTGAATTGGTACATTGAGACACACAAGAAACAGTATTACGAAGCGGTCGAGCTTGCGAAACAGGTGCAGCAGTTTGTCGAGCACGACGAGGCGGAGCGCACGGCCTACGCCGACGAGACAGCCCTGAAGCTCGGGGTCAGTCAGAGAACGCTCTATCGCTACGCTGAGGGCCTCCTCGAGGCGAACGCGTGGGCCCTGAAGATGGAGAAGGAAGAGGGCAAAAACTACGAGTATTTTCGAGCTCTCTCCCTTTGCAGGAAGCCGAGGGATTCGCACACATTCCCCTCTATCACCGACGAACAGAGGGCGCTCATTGAAAATATATGGTTTGACGAACGGTTTGCCCGCAACCTCGGAACGGTCGAGATGCTTTACACAAAGTTCACAGCGGTCGCCCGTGAGAGGGAATGGTCGGGATGTCCTTCCTATTCCACCGTCGCCCGATATGTCTCTTACCTCATGAACGACCTCCGGGGCGAGAGCGCGAGGTTCCTCGCGTCGAACGGTTCCCGGGAGTGGAAGAATCAGCGGATGATTAAGGGCAAGAGAAACGTCTCCGCGCTTCAGGTCATGGAGTTCGTACAAGGCGACGAGCACACGTTCGATTGTTGGGTTCAGGTTACTTACCCGAACGGCAAGGTCGCCGCCGTGAGGCCGAAGCTGGTCGCATGGCTCGACACCCGCTCGCGCTGCATTCTCGGTGACGTCATGTGTATCGACGCGAACGCGCAAACGCTGAAGGAATCCCTCGTCAAGATGCTTTACTCGACGCCGGGCGGCGTCCCGAAGCACTTGCACATTGACAACGGCAAGGACTACACCGCCGAGACCAACCTCGGGCAGAGCCGCAAGGAAAGGGCTTGCAAAGAGCTCGCGTTTGACAGTGAGACGAAGGGCTTTTACAGGTCAATCGGAATCGAGGAATGGAGCCGATCGCTTCCTTATCAGCCGTGGGGCAAGGGTCAGATCGAGCGGTTTTTCGGGACGGTCTGCTCCCTGTTTACAAAATGGATGGACAGCTACGTCGGGACGCTCACCGGGTCAAAGACCTCGGCAAAGCGTAAGAAGGACGTCAAGCAGATGCTCGAGCGTGGGGAGTTGCTCACAATGGAGGAGTTCTTTGAGCTTTGGACGCGCTGGAAGAATGAGGTCTATCACAAGCGGGAGCACGACGGTCTCAAGAAAGACCGGGAGAAATGGGTCACACCGATCGAGCTCTTCCAGCACGGGCAGCGGTACGAGAAAGCCGCGCCTCCTCGGGAATATGCGGCGATGCTGCTCATGAAGGCGGACACGGCCCTCGTCAGGAATCAGGGCATCATGAAGTTCGGCACGCTATACACAGACTACGAGCTCGCGAAGTACGTCGGTGAGAAGGTCGGTATCAAGTGGGACATCGACGACGTGACGAAGCTCTACGTTTACACCCGGGACGGGCGGAAGATATGCGAGGCAGTTTCCGCCGAGCTGCTCATGATTGCCCCGAAGGTATCACAGGAGGCCCTCGAGAAGCATCTCCGCAATCAGAAGCGGCAGCTCAAGGAAGTCCGGGAGACCCTCGAAGAGTTCCGCCGCCCCTACGAGCTCCGGCTTGAGGAGGGGGACGGGAAGGCCCGGGCGGTCGGCGCGCTCGACCTTACAATCAGATCGGAGCGTAGCCAGACGCCGAAGGTCATCACGCTCCCCACCGACAAGGAGTTCCGGGGAGAGGCCGAGGCAAAGCGGAAGGCAACCGCGAAGGCCGGAGGCGATTCGGAGTTTATCACCGCGAAAGCGGAAGCGGCCCTCTCAAAGCTGAGGGGAATCGGATAAGGAGGATTTACACATGGAAGCAACAGCAGCAGCAATTTACACGGGCGAAACGCAGACGATCGCGGAGCGCGTGAATAACTATATCGCCGCCACAAAAGGCAGCATCGCGGGAATTGCCCGCGAGATCAACTACTCAAGGACGACCATCTCCCGCTATCTCTCGGGCAAGTATGACAGCGACCCGAGCGACCTCGAGCGGAAGCTCTCCGAGTACCTTCGGGAGCAGGGCGAAGAAATTGACGCCAGCGCTCCCGGGGAGGCTCCCCGGAAGTTCCTAAAGAAGCGGACGGACATCTTCGAGAGCCGGGACATGAAGAAGGTCATCGGCGTATGCAGCGCAGCACAGGAGGACATCGGCCTCGGCATCGTGGTCGCGAAGAGCGGATTCGGCAAGACCTACGCCCTCAAGTATTACGCAAAGATGCCCCGGGTCGCCTATGTGGAATGTGACGACACCATGAGCAGCCGCGACCTTGTGGAGGCGATTGAGCGGGCGCTCGGAATCCCCTCCTCCTACGGCACAATCTGGAAGCGGGTCAACGGCATCCGGGAGTTTTGCAACGTCAACAAGGGTTATCTCATTATCATCGACGAGGCCGACAAGCTCATAAGCAAGTATACACAGAAGAAGATGGAGATTCTCCGGGGTATATTCGATCAGGCCGACGTCGGCCTCGTAATCGCCGGAGAGCCCCGCCTCGAGGCGCAGATCAAGACCTACCTCAACCGCTTCGCGAACAGGGTCGACTTTTANGCCTCCCTGAAGGGGCTCTCGGGCGCAGAGGTTGAGAGCTACCTCGACGGCTACGACATCGACAGGGACGCCCTCGAGGAGCTCAAGGCCCGGGCGTGCAACAGTCAGACGGGATGCTTCCGTCTCTTCGACCGGACGCTGAACAATATTATCAGGATTCTCAACGCCAACAACGAAACGACGATCACGCTCAAGGTCATCGCTCAGGCGTCCGACATGATGATGCTCTAACGGACAGGAGGCCGAAGCAATGAAAATGATAAAACAGCGGCTCATGGGGCTCGCCCTCGTCGTGATCTCCGTCCTCATGCTGCTCCTCGCCTCCACCGGTGAGACGCTGGAAGACCGGGACGTGACCGCCGTGCTCATCACCCTCCCCCTCGGGGTTTTCATGATGGTAACAAAGCAGTATGTCCTCTATGACGGGGAGGGGCCCGTCGAGGAGGAAAATGAACAGCCGGGGACACAGCGCCCCGAACACATAGCAAGAAAGGAGTTCCAAAATGGGACGAAAAAGAATTGTAGAGGCCCCCGTCTTCAAGACGTGGGAAGAAGTAGATGCCGCGCTCCGGGAAATCGCTGAGGAGGAAATCGCGATCGCCGACATTGAGGGCGAAATGAACAAGCAGATTAACGGCATTAAAATCACGGCAGCGCAGGAGGCAAAGCCTCACCATGACAGAATCAGCACGCTCGAGAAGGACGTCAAGGAGTTCGTCACGGAGCATCGTGACGAGCTCGGAGGTAAGAAAACGCGGACGCTCAACTTCGGCGAGACCGGGTTCAGGAGGAGCACGTCGGTCGTGATTCCGAAAGACAAAGGGCTTGTCGCTGAAATTATCCGCCGTCTGAAGGTGAAGAAGCTCACGGACTGCATCATCACCGAGGAGAAGGTAAACAAGGATGCCCTCCGGCAAAAGGGCGAGGACATTGTCATCGCGGTCGGGGCGCGCTGGAAGCAGGAGGATGCCTTTTGGTATGAGGCCCATCAGGAGAAGCTCGAGGCTTCCCGGAATATTCAGTAAAGGACAGTAAAGGAGACAGCACAGACACAGAATGAAAGTTGACATCTTCAGTACAGACCGAAAATACCGGGTCATATATGCCGACCCGCCGTGGAAGTACAGCAGCAAAGAAGCGTTAGGGAAGAAATTCGTCCCGCTTGAAAAAGTTTACCAGACAGAGGAAACGGCCTCCATGTGTGAATGGGATGTCGGAAGGATTGCGGAAAAGGACGCGGCGCTCTTTATGTGGACGACGGATTCACACATCGAAGACGCGCTCAAGCTCTTCAGAGCGTGGGGGTTCCGTTATGTGACGGTCGCGTTTGTCTGGAAGAAGGTAAGTATCAACGGGAAGACCCTATCGAATCTCAGTCAATGGACGCTTAAAAATTGCGAGTTATGCCTTTTTGGAACAAGGGGGAGGATGCTCCAATATAAGAAAGCGAACAACGTGCAGCAGCTTGTCGAAGCGGTCAGGAAACGGCACAGTGAAAAGCCTGAAGAGGTCAGGAGGCGGATCGAGCAGCTATTCGGAGACGCTCCGAAGATTGAGCTCTTCGCCCGGGAACGTGCTGAAGGGTGGGACTATTGGGGAAATGAGGTGTAAAACATGGCGACAACAAAACAGGGGCGCACGTCCGCCCCCCGCTCTTCCATCCGTACAATATGGGCTATTGCAAAGAGCCCGGAGCTCTCCCTCGAGGAAGCCGACCTCTATGCCCTCATAGAGAGGGAAACAGGCAAGCAGCACATGAGGGAGCTCTCTCAAGGGCAGATCGACAAAGTGTGTCGTGTGCTTCAGCAGATGAAGGACGGCGTCCGGGCCCCGGCCCCTAAACCGGGAAAACGGACGGACGAGGGAGGCAATCCGCAGACGGTCGCGCAGCGGCGCAAAATCTACAAGCTCACGGAGGAGCTCGGATGGAATGACACCCCGGCCCGGCTCAACGGGTTCATTCTGAAGATGTTCAAGGTCAGCCGGATCGAATGGCTCACGGTCTCACAATGCTACAAGTTGATCGAGGCCCTGAAGAAGATGCTCGAGCGCGAACAGGCAAAGGAGGCAGACAGTGACAACGAAGAAGAAACGGCTCACTCAACGAGAGAAAACTGAGAACGCCCGTATCAAAAAGGAGATGCAGAAGGAAGGCATCCTCCCACCAGACAAGGCCCGGCTTAATCGGAAGAAGTTCGCCCGGGAGGTTATGGCGGAGTTTGGGGAGATGGATGTCTTCGCTGCCGACCTTTACCTCCGCAGGGCAATCGGCTGCATGGTCTCGGAGGATATGCCGAGGGTCTCCGAGGAACAGGTCGGCGTCCTGAAGCTCCTGAAGATTGCAGTCGAGACACAGAAGTTCATGAAGGCCCTCGAAGCAGAGGGCCGGACACAGTACACGATCGGGGAGTACGTCGACAAGGTCGTCCTCCCGATCAGGTCATTGTAGGAAGGAGCAGCACATGAAAACCTATCAACTCGCGATCCGGGAGATCGCAGCGGCTCACGAGAAGCTCGGGGAGCCGATGAAGCAGGAGGAGCGACAGCTCCTTGAGAAGATGAACACCTACCAGCTCGCGCAGGAGCTCAACCTTGCAAAGGAGGCGGTCAGCCTCCGGCAGATGGAGGAGTTCCTCGAGCTCACCCGTAAAGTGGAGGAGAATGAGCGGCGCAGGATGGCAAAACAAGAACAGGAGGAAACAAAATGAAAGCTATTGCAAAGGGCATCGACGTCAGCAAATGGCAGGGAACAATTAATTGGACACAGGTCAAGGGCGCGGGCATCTCGTTCGTCATGATGCGCCTCGGGCGCGGAAAGCTGAAGGGCGGGCCGTGTGACTATGACATCAAATTCAAGGACAACATCGCGGGAGCGCTCGCGGCGGGCCTCGGGGTCGGCGTGTACTTCTACAGCTACGCCCTCAGCGTCGCAGACGCGAAGGCCGAGGCGGAATGGGTCATGAAGGCCCTCGAGCCTTACAAGGGAAAGCTCACCTATCCCGTCGCCTTTGATCTCGAGGACAGCTCTCAGGCGGGTCTCGGGAAGGCCGTCCTCTCGGACATGATTGTCGCGTTTTGCGGAGCGCTTGAGACGGCGGGCTATTACGTCAGCCTTTACTCTAACCTCTCATGGCTTACGTCAAAGTATGACGCAGCGAAGATTAAGCGGTTCGACGTATGGCTCGCACAGTGGGAAGTCAGCGCCCCGACCTACTCCGGGAGCTTCGGCATGTGGCAGCACACAAGCAAGGGCAGCGTCCCGGGCATCTCCGGGAACGTTGACCTCGACGTCGCCTATTATGACTTCCCGGACGTTATCAGGAAGAAGGGCCTCAACGGATTCGGTGCAGCTTCCACTCCGGCCCCGGTTCCCGGCCCGGGCACAGAGCTCACCGGGCAGGGCCTCGCGGACTATTGCAAGGGCTTAATCGGAAGACCGAGCGCCTACATGTGGGGCGAGTTTGGCAGAGAGATCACAGTCTCCCGCATTGAGGCGGCGGCGAAACAGTACCCGGGCCACTACAGCGCGCAGCGTGTGGTACACCTGAAGACGCTCGTCGGGAAGGGCTACATCGGGAGCGATTGCGTCGGCATGATTAAGTCCTATTATTGGGGCGGCATCGGGAATGTGAAGTATGTCGCCGCGACCGACAAGTCGGCGGGAATGATGCTCGACGCGGCAAAGGTCAAGGGGGACATCGGGAGCATACCCGAAAGGCCGGGCGTGTGTGTCTGGATGGAGGGTCACATCGGCGTCTATGTGGGAAACGGCGAGGTCGTTGAGTGTACGCTCGGGACGTTCGGGGATGGCTTCGTTCAGACAAAGCTCTCTGCCCGGAAGTGGCTCAAATGGCTTGAGTGTCCCTACATCTCCTATGAGGCCGTTTCCGAGCCCGTGGAGCCCCCGAAGGAGCCGGAGCCGACACCCGTCCCGGATTGGAAGCAGCAGGGCCTCACGGCCCTCACAGAGGCCGGGGTTATCACCGACCCGGACTATTGGGCCGGGCGCATGAATGAGACGGTCACGGTCGGCGAGCTCATGGGAATTGCCGCGAAAATGTTTGGGATTCTGAAATAGGCAAGGAGGGGCAGGATGAACAAACTCGCCGAGAAGCTCACGCTTGAAATGATTCCCGATGGCATATGGCACACGGTCGCTGAAGAGATCGGGGTCAGTAATCTCATAAAGCTCGCGGAGCTCGTGGGCGGGGCGAACATCTACATCCCGAAGGCCGATAGCTTCGTGAGGCCCGTGCTCTATGAGAAGATCAAGGAGGAGTACAACGGATATAATACCGCGCAGCTCGCGCGGAAGTATGGCATCACCGAGCGATGGGTTCGGGAGATATGCGGGGACGACATACCCGGTCAAATGGAGCTCATTGAATACCTCGAAGAGCTATCCCGAAAAAAATAGCTTTAATAAAAGTCGTGGTCTTAATCAACCACGACTTTTATCTCGTCTGTATTATCATTTTTTTTACATATTGCTATTGGTTGAGGTAGACGAAAACAGGAGTTAGATGGATGCTCCATATAATCATTCCAATGTCCCCCCATCTCATAAATTATGTTGTCCTTCCTCCAAAACTGCTCAGTGTTTTGTTCAGTATCTCCCATATAGAACCTCCTTTTTTTTATTATAGAATTGAGAAAATTATTTGTCAATCACAAGCCATATTATCCCGGAAGTAAATCTAAGAATTGCTTCCTATGTAAACTTCACAGAAACACCCTTATCCTATGACATAGGAGCTAACGCTCCTATGTCATTTTTTTAATTCCAAAAAGGAGGAAAAAATCATGGTAGAAATTCAGACAGCGGCGGGTCAGGTACTCGTTTCCCTTGCGCTTGGGGGCATCTCCCTCTTGGGGGCCTTCGGGCTCTTCTACATCCGCAAGGGCGGCATGTGGCTTGACGAGAAAACAAAGCAGCTCAAGGACGAGAAACTCAGGAAGCAGCTCGATGACGCCCTCGACGACGTGGAGAACCTCGCACGGGTCACGGTCGGGGCAATCGAACAGACGACCGCGAAGGCGATCCGGGAGGCCGTAAAGGACGGAAAGACTAACCGGGAGGAGCTCACTTCGCTCTCGAAGATTGCCTTCAGCGAAATCAAGAGCAAAGTCGGGCCAGAGGCTCAGAAGGTCATCACGCAGAACCTCGGCAGCTTCGACGAGTATCTCTCGAACCTGATTGAGGTCAAGGTGCTTGAGCTCAAGGCCGAGACGGGTCAGTAAGGGGGAACACATGGAGGCGGGTCAAATTCTTATGTACGTCCTTCAGACCCTCATCACGATCGCCCTCGGGCTTGTGGGGTGGAGCGTGAAAAACTCCATCGCGGAGCTGAAGAACGGAATCAAACACAATGCGGACGACATTAAGCGGCTCGAGGAGCGGCACAGTTCCGAGATGGAACGGATGAAGGAGAAATTCGACGACCTAAAGAGCGACCTCCCCTTCGTCTACGTCACCCGGGAAGACTACGTCCGCACAATGAACAACGTCGATAAGCAAATGAGCGATATTAACGGAAAGTTGGATCGGCTACTTTCCGGCAGTAAGGAGGGGTAAAGCATGGACGAATTTACCGAAGCCGAGGTCGGCAGGAACAAAGCGATCAGGGGTTATATTGTACGCTCCCTCGTCAAGGGTTTTCAGAACACCCTTCTCGTGAAGCAGATTACAAACGCCTTGATAGCGGACGGGATGATCGTTTCCCCGGACATCTCGAAGCATCTCGATTATCTGAAGGAGGGCGGTTATATCACGTTTACCGACAAAAGCGTGACAGCCTATAACGCCTATCGTAAAGACGCGGTCATCAAGCTCACGAAGGAAGGGGTCGACCTCGTCGAAGGTACAACCGACGACCCGGGGGTCGATGTTTAATGGCGGAGCGGAGGCGCACGCGAATCTCCTCGAAAATTACGCAGCTCCCGGAGGAGGTCAAGGAACAGCTTGACGAGCTGCTCCTCGACACGTCGAACACCTATGAGGAAATCGCGGAATGGCTGAAGGCCGAGGGCTATGAGATCAGCAAGAGCGCGGTCGGGCGCTATGCGATCCGGGCGAATCAGGCAACGCAGCGGGTCGTTGAGACCCTCGAGAAGACGAAGGCAATCGCCGCAGCCGTGGAAAAGAATCCGAGCCTTGACTATACTCGAGCGTCGCGAATGGTTCTCATGGACGGCCTCATGCAGCGCGTCAGCACCGCCGAGGAGGAGTTTCAGGAAATGCCGCTCGACAAGGCGGGGCGTCTGATTGCCTCCCTCTCGAGGACGGAGACCTATGAGCAGCGCGTCCGGCAGGACATGAAGAAGAAGTCCGAGCTTGCGTTTGAGCAGCTCGAGGCCGAGCTCATGGCGGCAATCAAACAAGACCCGGAGCTTGCGAAGGAACTGCACTCGATACTCAGCCGGGCGAGGGAGAAGGTGCTGAAGGATGGCGATTGATCTGAACGAATACCTCGAGAAGCTCGAGGAGCCGGAAGACCGCGAGGCGGTCGCAAACCGGGAATATCAGAAGACGCTCTTCGAGGAGTATGTCGTCCGGGGAACCGACCGCCAGAAGGAACGGGAGCAGCTCCTTCAGGAGTATCGGCAGGGCGCGGCCCTCACCGGGGAGAAGGGGCTCAGGAAGAAGCTCGGGGCGTTCGATCTGGAATACTTCGGGCGGGCCTATCTCCCGCACTACTTCGTCCGGGAATCCCCGGAGTTTCACGGGGAGCTCGATCGGATATGGGCGGAGGGCGTCCTCAAGGGCAAGAATCCGCTCGCAGAGGCGAAGGCGATCGACCGGGCCCCGGGATGCCGAAGGGCAATCGAGGCCCCCCGAGGTCACGCGAAGTCGACGACCTTCACCTTCAAGGACAGTATTCACGCCGGGATTTACGGCTACAAGCACTATGAGATCATACTCTCGGACAGCACGGAACAGGCCGAAGGCTTCCTCGGGGACATCAAGACCGAAATCGAAGAGAACGGAGCCATCCGGGAGGACTTCGGAGACCTTCAGGGGCGTGTCTGGAAGACGGGCGTCATCCTCCTCTCCAACGGGACGAAGATCGAGGCGCTCGGCGCGGGCAAGAAAATCAGAGGACGGCGTCATAAACAATGGAGGCCCGACCTCATTTTGTGCGACGACCTCGAGAACGACGAGAACGTCAACACCACCGAGCAACGGAAGAAGCTCCGCAACTGGTTTTATAAGGCCGTCAGCAAGGCGGGCGACACTTACACGGACATCGTCTATATCGGGACGCTGCTCCACTATGACGCACTACTCGCCAATGTCGCCCGGAATCCGAGTTATAAGGCGGTCAAGTATAAGGGCGTCATCAGCTTCGCGGTCAATACGGAGCTATGGGACGCATGGGAGCGAATCTACACCGACCTCTCGAACGAGGCCCGGCAAGAGGACGCGAAGGCGTTCTTCGAGGCAAACCGGGAAGAAATGCTCGAGGGGGCCGAGGTTCTATGGGAGGCGAAGCTCTCCTATTACGACCTCATGGTTATCCGTATATCGGAGGGCGAGGCGTCCTTCAATTCGGAGATACAGAACGACCCGATCGACCCGGAGAATTGCACATTTAACGAGGAGTGGTTTGACTTCTACGATGACGACGGAAAAGTTCCGCCCGACTTCAGCGAGGGGCGGTTCCTCTTCATCGGCGCGAACGACCCCTCTCTCGGCAAGACACGCAAGAGCGACACGAGCTCGATCATCGGGCTCGCGCTAGACACCAAAAGCGGCTATATGTACGTTGTCATCGCCTCCGTGGAGAGGCGCAAGCCGGACGTTATCATCGAGGACGCAATCGAAACGAGCCGGAGGCTCAAGCGGGAGTATAAAAAGCCCTTCACGAAGTTCGGCGTCGAAACGGTACAGTTTCAGGCATATTTCAAGGACATCATGGTTCAACGCTCGGCAGAGGCCGGGGAATATCTCCCGATCGAGGAGATCAAAAGCATACAGAACAAGGACGTCAGGATTCAGAGCTTGCAGCCCTTCGTCAAGAATGGCTACATCAAATTCTCGAAGCGTCACAAGGAGCTCCTGAAGCAAATGTCCGAGTACCCGATGGGAGCACACGACGACGCGCCGGACGGCCTCGAGATGGCGGTCAAACTTGCGCGGAGCGTGACAGTCGGGACAAAAGTCGATTATAAATCAGTCATCAGCCGGGCCCTCAGATTCAGGCACGGCGGATATTAAGGGGGCGAGGCATTGAGCAGTAAAAAGAAGAACAAACAGCAACGGCAAGCGATGAAGGCCCCGGCCCCGGCAATCAGGAGGCCGGACTTCCATGAGGTCGCGGTCGCACAGATACAAGACAAATATTCGAGCTATCCGTCGAACGGGCTCACGCCGCAGCGCCTCGCGAACATCTTCAAGGAGGCAGACGCCGGGGACATCATGCGTCAGGCGGAGCTTTTCGAGGAAATGGAGGAGAAAGACCCTCACCTTTTTTCACAGCTTCAGACGCGCAAGAACGCGGTCACGGGCCTCGACTATGAGGTCATTCCCTTCGACAGCGACGACGAGCGTGACAAAGAGATCGCCGAGTTCATCGAGAGCGAGCTCAACAGTATCGAGAGTTTTGAGGACGTCATGCTCGACCTCCTCGACGCGGTCGGCAAGGGCATCGCGGTCTCCGAAATCATGTGGGGATTCGAGGAAGGCCGGACAACGGTCAACGACATCCGATGCAGACATCAAAAGCGGTTTTTCTGGGACGACGAGGACGACTTCAAGGTCAGGACGCAGGACGCCCCGGAGGGAATCCTCCTCCCGGAGAATAAGTTTATCGTCCACCGCTACAAGGCGCGCTCCGGGCATCCGGCCCGGGCGGGCGTGCTGAGGGTCGTCGCGTGGTGCTACCTCTTCAAAAATTACGACCTCAAGGATTGGGTCAGTTTTTGCGAAGTGTTCGGGATGCCGCTCCGCCTCGGCAAGTACGCACAGGGCGCAAGCGAGGCAGACAAAAAGGCGCTCATGGAGGCTCTTGTCCAGATTGGGACAGACGCGGCGGGCATTATCCCGGACGGCACAGAAATCGAGTTCAAGAACAGCGACAAGACCTCGACGACCGACTTATATGAGAGGCTCGCGCGCTATTGCGACGAGCAGATCAGCAAGGCAGTCCTCGGGCAGACGCTCACGTCGGACAGTGGCGGCGGCAGCTTCGCGCAGTCAAAGACACATAACGAAGTCCGGCACGACCTCACAGTCGCGGATTGCAAGGCGCTCGCGGCTACACTGAGGCGCGACCTGATCCGTCCTCTCGTGCTTTTTAACTTCGGTGAAGACCGCCGGATTCCTTACCTCCGTTTCGATTGTGAGGAGGGGGAAGACCTCGAGCAGACGGCGAACATTCTCGGCACATTGATTGAAAAGACCGGGCTCAAGGTTCCGACAAGCTACATTTACAAGAAGTTCTCTATCCCGAAGCCGGAAGGCGGCGAGGAAATCGCAACGCCAGCGCAGCCAGCGGCTCCGGCCTATCCCTTCAAATGGGATGCGGGCCGGGAGGTCGCCCTGAAGGGCCCGGCTCCGAGGGCAGACCCGCAGCAGCGCGTCGATAAGATTGCGGACACGGCGGTCAAGGCCAGCGCGGGAAAATTCGGGAAGCTCTTCTCCCCGGTTCTCAAGTTAATTGACAACGCGGAGACTCTTGAAGACCTGAAGCGGCAGCTCGAGGACGAGGAGCTCGCCGAGGCGCTGCTCCGGGAGATGGACGCCGGGGACATTGAGGAGCTCCTTCAGAGGGCGATGATTGTCGCCGACCTCGAGGGGAGGGCGGTCGAGCTTGGATGACATTGAGAGCATTATCACAAGGAACGAGGAGCCCGCCTTCGAGGAAGCCGTTCGCTACTTCGGCGAACGTGTCCCGGTTACTCCGGGGCAGTTCTACAAGATCGCGGAGGAATACCGGGGGCTTGCCTTCACCGTCTCAGGCTATACGAGCGTTCAAGTGCTCAAGAAGTTCTACGACGAGCTCCTCGGAGCCATCGAGGACGGCGAGACGATGGAGAGCTTCCGAAGCCGGATGAACAGCTTCCTCGAGGAGAAGGGCTACGAAGGCGTAACACCGTTTCAGGCCGACAACATCTTCCGCACGAACACACAAACGGCCTATCAGGTCGGACACTATGAACAGATGACAGACCCGGGCGTCTTAAAGCTCCGCCCCTTTTGGCAGTATGACGCCGTCAATGACAGGAGCACACGGCCCTCGCACCTTGCGATGGACGGGCGCGTCTTCCCGGCAGATTCCCCCGTATGGGACACATGGTTCCCGCCGAACGGGTTCCGATGCCGCTGCACCGTGCGGACACTCTCACGGCGTCAGGTGGAGCAGATGGGGCTCAAGGTGGAGGACAGTGTTCCCGCTCAGGCAGAGCTCCCGGATGGGCGCTTCACCCATGTCATACCCGACCCGCACTTTGGGACGAATCCGGCAAAGGTCAGGTATGAGCCCGACTTAAAGGGCTACCCGGAGCCGCTCGTGAAGGCATACCAGAAACGGCAAAAGTCCGGGAGCAGCAAATGAGCCCATAGAAGCCCCTACAACGGATTTTAGGGGCCCGGGGGATAAACGGACGGGGTCAATCTTCTAACGCCGTTATAACGCGGGATAACGCCGTTCAGAGCGATTCTAAAAGCAAGGAAGGAATGGAGTGATAGAATGAAAGGATTTTTCGCCCTCAGCGGGGGCGAATCGGAGCTCAAGGGGGCCCCTGAGATTGTGAAGCTCCTCCCCCTCGGGCATGTCAGCACAAAGAAGGGGGACTTCGAGGTCGACGAGGAGAGCTTCAAGGCGATGAAAGCACAGATGCAGCAGCACGGCGTCGACATCGTCATCGACTACGAGCACCAGACACTCAAAGACATTCAGGCCCCCGCGGGCGGCTGGATCAAGGAGCTCGTGCTTCAGGACGGAGCGATCGCGGCTAAAGTGGAATGGACGGACACCGCCCGGCAGTATCTCAAAAATAAAGAATACCGCTACCTCTCCCCGGTCGTGCTCGTGGGCAGGGACAACAGGGCGACGATGCTGCACTCGGCGGCGCTCACGAATACCCCGGCAATCGACGGGATGTTCCCGATTATCAATTCGCTCGGCCTCGAGGACTACGGGGACAGCGACAACAAAGAAGGAGGAAACAACACTATGAATGAATTGCTCAAAAAGATCGCGGCCCTCCTCGGCCTCGGCGAAGAAGCCACCGAGGAGGAGGTCATGCAGAAGCTCGGCGAGGCGCTGAACGAGGCGAAGCAGCTCAAGGACGCAGCCGGGCAGAAACAGCCCCCCGAGGAGGAGGGCAAGGTCGTCGCGAACAAGGTCGTTTGTGGTCTGCTCGGCCTTGAGGCCGGAGCTAAAACCGACGATGTCGCGGCGGCGATTATGGCGCTCAAGCAGCCGAAGGGGTTCGTCCCGGAGACGGAGCTCCGCGCGCTGAAGGAAAAGATCGAGCGCAAGGAGGCGGATGACGCCGTCCTCGTGGCGCTGAAGGCGGGCAAGATTGCGGCAGCTCAAAAGGAATGGGCGACCGAGTACGCCCTGAAAGACCCGGACGGCTTCAAGGCGTTCGTCGAGAAGGCCCCGCAGGTCGTCCCGATGGGCGAGCTCGGCGTCGAGCCGGACGGCAGAAAGGCCCCGCAGCAGACCAGCGAGGAGACGCTGAAGATTTGCAAAATGCTCGGCGTCAGTGAGGAAGACCTCAAAAAATACGGATTCGGAAAGGATGATAAATAATGGCACTTGAGAGAGGCAGAAAGACCCCGGAAGTCGCGGAGGGCGGACGGTTCCTCGTTCTCCCCGTGGCGGCGGGCGTAAAGATTTACGAGGGTTCCCTCGTAGTAATTGGCGCGGACGGTTACGCGAAGGCCGCAGCGAAAGGCACGAGCCTCACCGCAGCGGGCCGGGCCGAGAGGTTCGCAGACAACACAGGCGGCGCGGACGGCGACATCACGGTCAAGGTCGCCCGGGGCGTGTTCGTATGGGATAACGACGGCAGCGTCACGGCGGCGCACGTCCTGAAGGATTGCTACATCGTGGACGACTGCACCGTCACGGCGACCAGCACAGGCAGCTCGAAGGCGGGCAAGGTCATCGCGGTCAGCGACGACGGCGTCGCGGTTGAGACCCGATAACGGGAGAAAGAGAGGTAAACACACATGATTGTTAATCAGCAGGCCCTCCGGGGCATTTACACGAGCTTTAAGGTCATCTTTCAAAAGGCGTTCGAGCAGAATGAAACCTTGTGGCAGAGAATCGCGACCCTCGTGCCCTCCGAGACAGGCGAGGAAAATTACAAATGGCTCGGAAAGATTCCGCACATGAGGGAATGGATTGGAGACCGCCAGATTCAGAACCTCAGCGCGTCGGACTACACCATCAAGAATAAGGACTTCGAGCTCACGGTCAGCGTGCCCCGCAGCGACATCGAGGACGACCGGATCGGCCTTTACAAGCCGATTGTCGAGAGCATCGGCCAGAGCGCGAAGCAGCACCCCGACGAGCTCGTCTTCAAGCTGCTCCCGGGCGGCTTCGTGAATAAGTGTTACGACGGGAAGGCGTTCTTCGCTTCCGACCATATCGTCGGGGACGGAAAGAAGGCAAAGAGTTACAGCAACAAGGGAACCGCCCGTCTGAGCCGTGCAGCCTACCGCGCAGCGCGCAAGGCGATCATGTCCCTCGTGGACGAGAACGGCGACAGCTTAAACCTCGTGCCCGACCTTTTGATCGTCGCCCCCGCGAACGAGGACGTCGCGAAGGAAATCCTCCTCGCCGACGAGATCAACGGCACGACCAACACCGACAAGGGCACGGCGGAGCTCATGGTCGCGACGCAGCTCGCCGGGAAGAATGAAAACTCGTGGTATTTACTTTGTACGAAGCGCCCGATTAAGCCGTTCATTTTTCAGGAACGCAAAAAAGTACAGTTCCACCAGCTCACCGGGGAGACCGACGAGAATGTCTTTATGCGGGCCGAGTATGTTTACGGCGCGGACAGCCGGGACAATGCGGGCTATGGTCTATGGCAGATGGCCTATGGCTCGGACGGCTCCGACCCGGAGACGCCTCCGGCCTCGGGCGGCGGTGAGCCCCCGACCGCATAACGGGCCGGGCCTGAAAGGAGGCGGAGAAAATGCTTTACTGCACAGAGGACGAAGTCCGGGGGATGATTAAGGACGACGCCCTGAACACATTGATCGGCGATGCCTACATCGAAGAACCAGAGAGGCGGGAGGAGCTGCTCCGCCCGATCGTCACGGAGGCGGTCGAGGACGCGAGCGGCGAGATCGACGGTTATCTCACAAAGAGGTATAACCTTCCCCTCCCCGGGCCTCCGAAGATTCTGAACAAGTTCGCGAAGGACATCGCGGTCTATAACCTGTTTTCCCGGATTGGGATTGACGAGAGCAGCGAACAAAAGAACATTCTCAACCGTTACAATGCGGCGATTAAGTTCCTCACGCTGCTCGCCGAGGGGAAGGTCGACATCGGGGTCTCCGATACCACTGAGACAGCCCGGACAGGGTTCAGCGTCAGCTCGAGCTCCCGCCTCTTTTCCCGGGATAAGCTGAGGGGGATGTAATGGGCTACAGCATCCGCCTCGAGGGAGACATCCGAAAGCTCATGAAACGCCTGAAGCACTACTCCGACCTTGACAAGAAGCACATCACGGCGGCGATGGCGGAGGCGGTCAGGACGTCCACTCTCGAGCGGTACAAACAGGAGAAAGACCCGGAGGGGAAGAAGTGGAAGTCCTCCATCCGAGCGGAGGCGGAAGGCGGCAAGACGCTCACCGACACGGCACGCCTGAGAAATTCCATCCGGGCGAAGTCGGACGCCTCGGGGTTCACGGTCGGCACGAATACGATCTACGCCTCGACCCACCAGCTCGGGGAGAAGGGCCGGAAAATCACCATCCGGGCAAAGACATCGAAAGGGCTCGTCTTCAAGATTGGCGATCAATGGATTCGCAAGAGACAGGTCACGGTCAGGGTCAAGATTCCGGCCCGCCCGTTCCTCGGCCTGTCAGAAGACGACCTTCAGGAAATCAAGGGGACGCTCGAAGACGCCCTCGGGGAGGAGTAAAAGATGTTTGTTCAATGTCAGCAATTCTTAAAAGACGCGCTGAAGGAAGCGGGCATCCATACACCCCCGATCACCAGCCTGAAGAAACTCACGTTATACACCGACAGTCACGTCGGCGCGATACTCTTCGATTCGGAGACTCTCAACCGAAGCGGCTCGAAACGTATTTTTAGGAATGAGAGGGGCGACCAGCAAAAGAGGCGGAAGGTCTACGATCGGAGCATGACATTCGACGTTATTATCGGCGAATACACAGCGGAAAAGGCGGAGGCAATCTACGAGCGGTTTCTGGGCACGGTCGAGCGGGGCCTGTATATCGACGGAAATTTCACAGCGGCGGAAATTGAGGGCGCGGATTGGGTCGAGAAGGATGACAGCATCCTCAAGGCTCAGGTCGCCGTGCAAGTCAAAATCAGGTTTGACGGCGGCGTCTACCGCGACACCGACTATATTGATGTCAGCAGCAAGGAGCTCGGCATCAGCGCCGAGAACATCATCGGAAAGGAGACAGTCACACATGGCGAAGACACAGGAGCCGGCAGCACAGGGGCCGGCAGAGAATAAGGCAGGGCCGGAGCTCTTCAGAATCGAGGAGCTCCGGGCCAAAAAGAAAACGTCCGCCCCGATTTATAGCGGCGTATGCACCGCGCAGAATTGGGGGCCGGGCAAGGTAATCTCGGAGGCGGACTATGACGCAGCGGTCAAAGCGTTCAGCTTCGCCCCGATGGGAAAGAAGGTGGAGTAAATGCTCGGAGATGTATTTGCAACCGTCAGCGACGGCCTCCTCGGGTTTGAGACCGAGAAGGGGACGGGGATATTCGCCGCGATCGGCGTCTCCCCTGTTAAGGCGGACGCACCGCTCACAATCACCGGGAACATGGGCGTCACGAAAATCCGGGAGCGCCTCGGCCTCTCCCCTCTCGCGGATTCCGTCATGGATTCAGTCGAAAACGGAGCGAGCCGGATTTACTGCATCCCGGTCAAAGCAACGACCGAGGGCACAATCAGCGAAATCAAGAAGACAGGCGACAGCTCCGGGAGCTGCACCGCAGAAGGCAAGCCGAACAACGCTTATTCGGTCATCGTGGAGTTTACGGGAAAGGGCGGGTTTAATACGGCGCTCTTCACCTACTCCATCGACGGCGGCTTCAGCAAGTCCGACGAGGTCACGCTTCCCATGACGGGCGAGTTTGAGATTTCCGGGACGGGCGTGACGCTGAAGTTCACGCAGGACACCAGCACACCGGAGGAGAGCTTCCAGATCGGGGACGCCTTCAGCTTCAGCACAACGGCCCCGCAGATGACGAACGCCGACGCGCTGGACGCCATCGGGAAGCTCAGGCAGTTCGACGAGCTCTTCGAGTTTGTCCATGTCGTCGGGGAATCTACTCCGGCTATGTGGGCGGCAGTCTCGGAGGCACAGGCAGAGCTCGAGACACAGAAGCACAAGCCGCTCCTCTTCATCATGGAGGCCGGGAACATCGGAAAAGACGAGGACGTCGGCGACTATGCCCTACGGCTCGAGGCGGAGAAGAAGAAGCTCAAGAACAAAAATATCGCCGTTGTAGCGGCCCGCTCCCTCTACGTGAAGATGGACGGCACGACGGTCGAGATCAACAACGCCGGGATCGTGTGCGGCCTTATGGCAAAGACCAACGTGCAGCAGTCCATCGGACGGACGTCTGAAGCGGCGGGCATGGGAATCTCAAAGGACAAAATGCTCGAGCTCCGTCCGGCAGGAATCAAGGAATACCTTGAGCTCCTCGATAACGCGAAGTATATCACGTTCCGGGAGTACGACGGCCTCGATGACTTCTATGTCACAAATGCCCGGGTCATGTCCCCGGACGGTTCGGACTACCGCTATATCGAGGACGTGCGCGTCGTGAACAAGATTGTCCGGGAAGTCCGTAAGGCCGGGCTCCCGCTCCTTCAGGAGGACATCGACGTCGAGGACACACAGGGCGAGCTTGAGCGCCGGGCAAAGTATATGGAAGCCCCGCTCGACGATATGGTTCGGAACAAGGAAATCTCTTCCGCGCAGATCAGCGTCCCGGAGGGTCAGGACATCATCAAGGACGAACGGATGGACGTCGTCGTCCGCTATGTGTCCCGTGGCTATATCCGTTCGATTCACGTCGACATCGGGCGGGCCAACGTCACAACGTAAAGGAGGGAATACAGATGTTAAGAGTAAACGGCAGGGCCTACGATTGGGGTGACGTTGACTTCCAGATGCCCGGCCTCAATATTCAGGTTCAGGAAATCAGCTACAATGATGAGCTTGAGAAGGAGGTCGTCTACGGGGCGGGCCAGAGGCCCCGGGGCTACGGCGAAGGAAACTATAAGTCGGAGGGCAAGATCAGCCTTCTCCGCGACGATTATGACGAGCTGCTTGACTATTGCAAGAGAAAAAATAAAAAGCTCTACAAGCTCGTTATCCCGAAAATCGCGGTCTCTTATGCGAATCCGGGAAGCCGCACGAGGACGGACATCCTCAGTACGGTCACATTCACAAAGACCGACCAGAAGGCAGCGCAGGGCGACAAGAGCCTCAAGGTCGACATGGACTTCATCATCGTCAACGGAATCACCCGCGACGGCGTGAAGGCGGTCTAATCAAAATAAATGACAAATGGAGGTAACGATCATGGAAGAGAACAGAGACAACAGCACACCGAAGGCGGCAGCGGATGCCGCCCTCACTGAGGAGCAGAGAATCAAGGCGAAGTACAGCGGCGAGAAGGTCTACAAAATCGCGATGACTTTGCACCCGGACGACGAGACGGAGGTTCCCGTCCGCTATTTCTTCAAGCGCCCCGGGAATCCGAGCTATAACCGCTATGTCAAGACCGCCTCGAAGGATATGACAGGCGCGCTCAAGACGTTCATGTTTGACGCGGTCATCGAGGAAAGCAAGGCACAGCTTGAGAGCGACCTCGAGGAATACCCGGCTCTCGCGATCAGCGTCGGCGAGAAGCTGCTCTCGATGATGGGCTTCACCGACTTGTCAAATTTGAAGAAACTCTAAGCGAGAAGCTCCGGGAGGTACGGGCGAACATCTTCGACGCGGGGACGCTCGAGATCCATCGGTTCGTGCCTCCCGCTCTCTTGGAGGGAATAGACGTCGACAGGCTTGAGCTTGAGGAGTTCCTCGAGCTGCTCGCAAAGGCGCGTTATGTTCAGGAGGTAGAGGCCGCGATCATTCAGCGGGGCGTCGTGGAAGCCTTCGGGGAGGAATGAAAAAGCCGACCCTTTAAAAGGTCGGCTCCCGTCGCTGAATCCATGCGCTATACAGTTTTGTCGCGTTCCTCGCGGCCCTGAAGACGCTCTCCTTTTTCTTGTCCAGATGTCGGCCCCGTGTGTTTTGGGCCCCTATCCATAGTGCATAGGGGATGACGTACAGGGTCAACGGCACGAAGACAAGGACAGCAAGGCCAACGCCGACGCACAGAGCAAAGACGAGAATCTTCAGCATGACAGAAAAAAAGACCATCCTCACCGCCTCCTCGCTCCCATTATAACACGGGAAAGGAGTGATTGAAAGCATGAGCCTCGAATCGGTATTCAAATTGAGCCTCATTATGAATCTGATTGACAATCTCACCGAGCCGATGTCGAGGGTCTCGTCGGCAGCGGGGGGCTCAATCAGCAAATTACAAAGCATGGAACAGACCCTCGGAGGCATGACAAAGGGCGGCGCAGTTATGGCGGGCGTCGGTATGCAGATCACAGACGCAGCCCTCGCCCCGGTCGAGGCAACCTTCGAGACCCGGAGGGCGCTCGGAGAGCTCTCCTCCCTCGGCGTGAAAGACCTCGGGGCGCTGGAAGACGCCGCGCGCAGCTTCTCCGACCAATGGGCAGGGACATCGAAGGCGGACTTCATCAGCGCGGCCTATGACATTAAGAGCGGCATCGCGTCCCTCTCAGATGAGGGCGTCGCACAGTATACAGAGCTCGCGGGCGTCACGGCAAAAGCGACAAAGTCGACCATCGGGCAGATGACAGACCTCTTCGCGACAGGCTACGGCATTTATAAAGACTTCTACGGAGACCTCTCCGACATGGAGTTCGGCGAGATGTTCAGCGCCGGAATTGCGACGTCTGTCAAGCAGTTCAAGACGGACGGTTCGCAGATGGCGGGCGCAATCAAGACCCTCGGAGCGTCGGCAACGACCGCACAGGTTCCCCTCGAGGAGCAGCTTTCCGTCCTCGGTATGCTTCAGGCGACCATGTCGGGCGCGGAAGCGGGCACAAAATACAAGGCGTTCCTCCGATCGGCAACAAAGGGAGGCGAGGCCCTCGGCCTGAGCTTCACCGACGCGAACAATCAGCTCCTAAGTATGCCCGAGATACTCGAGCAGCTCCGGGGCAAGTTCGGCGAAACAATGGACGCCGCCGAGAAAATGGAGCTTCAAAAGGCGTTCGGGGACACGGAGGCCGTCGCGCTCATTGATCTCATGTATAACAAGACGGGCGACCTTCAAGACAACATCCTCTCCCTTTACGATTCAATGGGCGGAGGAATAGGCGTCGCCACCGAAATGGCGACGGCAATCAACGAAACGGAGCCGGAGAAATTCCAGCGGCTCCAACAGCAGATACACAATGTCACGGAAGACCTCGGGAACAGCCTCCTCCCTACTGTCAATACAGTCATGGGGAAAGTCGGGGAGTTTATCGCGAAGGGGGCCGAGTGGGTTCAGAGCCATCAAGAGCTCGTCCGGGTCATTATGCTCGTCGTCCTATGCCTCGGGGGATTCCTCACGGTCGCCGGGTCTGTCATCGCGGTCGTCGGAGGCGTGGGCCTTGTGTTCACAAAGACGGCGGGGTTTGTTACCGGATTTATCGGTACGATTAAGAAACTCCCGGGGATGCTGGACACCGTGCGAATATATGGCATGTACGCAGGGGACGGCATAAAAAAGGGCTTTTCGTATATCAAAAGCGCCGGAGCCGGGGCAATCAACGGAATTAAGAACGTCGCCCTCAGTATGGCGAACATGGCAAAGACCGCCGCTATCAGCGGAGTTAATGCCCTGAAGAGTATGGCGACCGGGCTCGTCGGGATGGCAAAGCAAGCAATCGCGACAGCATCGACGGCCCTCGGGCCGCTCATCAGCTCCGTGTGGAGCTTCACGGCGGCGCTCCTTGCGAATCCGATCACATGGGTCGTTATTGCTATAGTCGGCCTCATAGCGGGCCTCGTGCTGCTCTATAACAAGTGCGATTGGTTCCGAAATTTAGTTGACGGAATCATAAGCGGAGTTAAGGAAAAACTCGGCGCAGCCTTCGCTTTTGTGAAGAATATCTTCGGCGCGATTGGCAACGTCATCGGGAAAGTCATGGGCGCAGCGAAGGCGACCGTCGAAGAAAAGCTCGGCAATATGAAGCGGGCCTACGAGGAGCACGGCGGCGGTATCAAGGGCGTGGCAGCGGCAACGGTCGAGGGCGTCAAGGGCTACTACACAGCCGGATTCACTTTCCTCGATAATTTGACAGGCGGGAAGCTCTCCGCCATAACGAGCAAAGTCTCGGCGAAGTTTGACGAGATCAAGAACACGGTCTCTGAGAAAATGTCAGCCGTGAAGCAGCACTTCAGCGACCGACTGAACGATATGAAGTCGGCCTATGAGGAGCACGGCGGCGGCTTAAAGGGCGCGGCAGCGGCGGCGCTGGAAGGCGTCCGGGGAGCCTATCAAGACGGATTCAATGCAATCGACAACCTCACAGGCGGGAAACTCTCCGCCATAACGGGCAAGGTCTCGGCAAAATTCAACGAGATTAAGAACACAGTCTCCGAGAAAATGTCAGCCGTGAAGCAGCACTTCAGCGACCGCCTGAGCGATATGAAGTCGGCCTATGAGGAACACGGCGGCGGCTTAAAGGGCGCGGCAGCGGCGGCGCTGGAAGGCGTCCGGGGAGCCTACGAGGACAAATTCAACGCAATCGACAACCTCACAGGCGGCAAGCTCTCCGCTATTACGAGCAAGGTCTCGGAGAAATTCAGCGAGATCAAGAATACAGTCTCCTCGGCGATGGAAGGCGCGAAGCAATACGCAGCGTCGAAGCTCGAGGGGATGCGGGCCACATACGAGCAGCAGGGCGGCGGAATGAGAGGCGCGATGGCGGCGACCATGACAGGAATCCGTTCAGTCGCACAAGACGGGTTTAACTTTGTTGACAACCTAACAGGCGGGAAACTCTCGGCTATCCGGGAAAAGTTCTCGCAGGGCATCCAAAACGTCAAGAACGTCGTCACCGGGGCTTTTTCATGGTTCCGGCAGTCAGGAGCGAAAATTCTCACGACATTCACGGAGGGCATCAAGAGCGCAATCTCGGCCCCGGTTAATGCGGTCAAGGGCGCGCTTCAAAAGATTCGGAATATGCTCCCCTTCTCGGACGCAAAGACCGGGCCGCTCTCAACGCTTACACTCTCAGGCCATCGGACGATGACAACCTACGCGACGGGCCTTCAACAGGCAGCAGACGCCCCGGCAGGAGCAGCGCAGGGGGCCCTTGAAAAGGTCAGCACGCAGCTCGGGCCAAACATTCCAACCGGGCCAGAAGCACCGAAAACGCCGCAAGGCCCGCCACCTTCGCCGACACCGATGCCGCTCCCGGCTCCCTTACCTGTTTACAGTGAGGAGCCTGAGACGGTCGGCATCGCAGCAACACGGGCCCCGGTTCGGACAATCGAGCGCCGGGAGGTCAGCAAGGAGAAAGAGACCAACACAACAACCAGCGAGAAGGACACCGGGGTCAGCATCAACGAGTTTCATTTGACGGTCGACTTCTCGAAGATTAAGGAGCTCCCGATGCTGCTGAAGTTCCTCCGAGAGATCGAGGACTATGCAAACGCGAACGGGCTCGCAACTCAGGGGGAGGGATGACGGCATGATATACACAGACGACAGCACCGTGAAGATCGACGCCGTCGTCCTTCCCGGAATCTTCAAAAGTATTGAGGTTAAGGGGGACGCGATTGTCGACGAGCAGGACGTCGAGGGGCAGAGCAAGAAGCCCAAACAGGCGACAGGTTATGAAGACATCAAAGTAAACATTGAGCTCATAGTCGATGACGGCCCGCTTCTCACCAAAATTCAGAAGATCGAGCAGATTCAGCAGATTTTCAGAATACCGGGTCAGGAGAAGCCGACCGTCCATGAAATCATAAACGAACACACAGCGGCCCGGGGCGTGAAACAGGTCATTTTCAAGAACCTCACGCACAAGGCCGAAAACAAAAAGGGGCAGCTCGTCGTCACGCTTGAATTTTGGGAGTACACCGTCATGACGGTCACGGCCTCGAAGTCCGCGAGCGGGTCGTCCGGCTCAAAGAAGGCGGCGGCAGCGGCTACGGCGAAGAGCAACCTCAACGAAGATTATCAAAATTATCTCGGGAACCGGGGCAAGGCTCCGGCCCTGAAAAAGTCACCAGCAAAGGACACCGCCAACGGCGCGAAACATGTCGCGACCGTGAGGGCGATGCCCTACTGAGGAAGTGAGACCATATGGAAACGGAGGAATTATTCTATCCTGAAATCAGCGTCGCGATTGGGAGCTATGCCCTTCAAAAGGGAATCGAGGTCGAGGTCTACTCCGACCAAAACAGCTATTTTGATTGGGCGAAGGTACGTTTTACACCGCAATTTCAGGAGAACATCAGCGTCGCAGAGAAGGAGCCGGGGACGGTCATGCTCGGCTATAACGGAGTTCTTGACACCGTCTTCGAGGGGTATGTCTCCGGGCCTTACAGCGGGGGCGGCTACATGGACGAGATCGTCCTGAAAGACAAGATGCTGCTCCTCGAGGAGACAGTCATCTCGAATACCTTCCTCGACGTGACGCCGCAAGAGATCATCTCCTATTGCCTCGCACAGGCGGGGGTCACAGAGGCGAAGCTCTCGGCGGAAATCTATCAGCCCCGGGCGGTCGTGCCTATCTCACAGAAGAACGTCATCGCAGTCATTAAGGAGGTCGGCACAACTTGGGGCATTAAAAACAAATTCTTTTTTCGGGCGGCGTCTTCTATTGGGGCGAGAAGCCTGAACAGGAAAAGATATACAACTTCGAGTATGGCGTCAACATCATCACCCTTGACAGGCCGCTCGGCTCGTGGGAGCTTGAGACCGTGTCGGCTCCATTCGTGAAGCACTCACACAAGATCAACGTCACCCATCCGAAGGTCTCGGGCGAGTTTGAGGTCAAGAAGGTCGTCTTCAGAACCAATGAGACGGGCTTCGTCAGGACATATATAAATTTCTAATTCAAAGAAAGGGGGGCGCATATGGGCCCGATGGAAAAAATGATTCAGGACGTCATGGACAAAAAGCTGAAGGAAGACTTTCCTCAGATACAACTCCCCGCCGTTATGAAGGCACGGGTCACGAAGGCGACCGCCCTCGCGGAGGAGTATGAAGATGACGAGCTGAAGATCGAAGACAAGGACGCCGGGCGAACCTTCGAGGCGAAACTCACCGGGAAATGGTTCGAGTACAACCTGAAGATTCTCACAAAGGACGGCGACGTCGACACGCGCTTCCCGGAGGTTCCGGGGGTCAGGTCAAAGATTCAGATTCAGGCCGGAGGCACGGCGGCGGTCGCGCTGCTCTACGGGGAGCTCATGCCCCATATCATCGGGGAGGTCGGATAATGGCAGGACTAAACGACACAGACATCCGCCTCGATGATGAATGGCAGCTTACACAGGCCAGCACAGGGGACGCCCCGGTCTGCTCCGGGACGGACTGCTTCCTTCAGGACATCCGCCTCGAGGCAATCACACAGCCCGGGGAGCTCTTCTACGATCCCGAGTGGGGATGGGGCCTTCTCGAGTTCCTTCAGGCGGAGGACGACGACCTCACCCGGCTCGAGATCAGCGAGCGGGTCAAGGAAAAACTCAGGCGGCGAAAGGAAATCAAGGCCGAGACAATCAGCGTCGCCCTCCTCTTTGGGGACGACGTCCTGAAGATTCTCGCACGGTTCCAGTTTGTCGGCAGCGAGGAGACACAGAGCGTCGGGGTCGGGCTCGACCGTGTAAAGGTGGAGGTGATACTTATTGATTGATAAAAAGATATTAGACGAAGTCCTTCCCGTCCCGGAGCTTGAAGAGTTAGCGGACGAGAAGATCGCGGAGCTGAAGGAGGAGGGCTTCGTCGTCACAAACTTCAGCTCGGGCGGCATCTTCTACCACCTTCTCATGATTGTCTGTCAGATCAGGATTGAGCTCATAGTGCTCCTCCGGGCCGTATTAAACAATATGTTTGTTTCCCATGCCGATGGCGTATGGTCGGAGCTGAAGGCGGCGGACTTCTCGAAGAAGCGCAAGGATGCCGTTAAGACGCGCGGCTATGTGACAATCAGCCGGGAGGCCGTAAAGGGCAAAGACGGCGAAGAGATTGTCGGGGACGCGGTCAAGATACCGAAGGGGCACATCTTCAAGACGATCCGGGACATTAACGGCGAGGAGCTCCGCTACTTCGCAGTTGAGAACACCGTGCTCCAACAGGGAGCGCTCTCGGGCGTGGTAGTGGTGGAGGCCGAACAGGAAGGCGCTCGCTACAACGTACCGCCCGGGCAGATCACAAAGAGCCTCACACATATCGAGGGCATTGACAAGATCGAGAACCTCTCCGGCTGGATCATCCGGGAGGGGGCGGACATCGAGGACTATGAGAGCCTCCGGGCCCGGACGCTCGGAGCATGGGCGGAGCTCTCGACACTACCGATTAAAGACAAATACAAAAACGTGTGTGAAGGCGTGCCCGGGGTACTCTTCGTAAATGTTCACGACCTACACCCCCGGGGACAGGGCACAATCGACATTATTGTAACAGGCACGGCAGGGCAAGCGACGGAGGGCCTCCTTGCGGACGTCATGAAGGCGGCGGCAAGCATCCGGGGCCCTTATGACAACATCCTCGTTATGAGCTCAACAACCGTTGAGCAGGACGTCACCGTCACGATCACCGTGTCGGAGCTGATTGATTCAACAGGCATTGAGGAGCGGGCGGCTTCCGTTATCTCGGAGCTGCTTCAGATACGCAAGGGGCGCAACCTCAACGAGCTCACACACGCCGACATTATCTTCGAGCTGAAGGATAAGCTCCCGGACATCCGAAACGTCAAAGTCACAGTCCCGGAGGAGGATGTCTTCCTCGACAGCGACAAGGTCATTATCCTCGGGGAGGTTACTGTCACGGCGAGGAGGGTCTGAGATGTTTGAAAAATTCAGCGACTATATGTATAGCTTGCTTTTCACGCCCCTCAAGAAGGTAAGGCAAGCCGGGAATCAGTTCTATCTGTTTTTCAAGGTCGTCGGAAAGCTATTCGACGACACAAAGGCCGATATATTCCGCGTGCGTGAGGAGAGCATGGTCGCCAGCGCGAGCGAGGTCATGCTCCCGGAGCACGGCAGAGACAGGGACATGACACGGCTCAAGGGCGAGACAGTTGAAGGCTACCGGACGCGGCTCTCCATGAAGGCCCTCATCGCAGAGAAGGCCGGGACGGAGGCGGGCATCCTCCTCGCTCTCGCGGCGCTCGGCTACGAGCACAGCTACATTGAGCGGATGTCGCTCCATGATACGGAGCGATGGGCCGAGTTTATTGTCTTCCTCGGGGGCAAATACCCGAGCGGCGTGAACGACATCGCGGTTATTGACGCGGAGGTCATGAAGGTCAAAGAGGCCAGCTCGAAGCCGTTCTACGGAATCGAGGAGCGGAACATCGTCGAGATACGGGAAAAATACCGCTCCGGCCTTTACGTCTTCCCAATTTGCGGACGTTTCAAGTGCGGACAGTTCCCGTATAAGAATAACAACGTCGGCTATCTGCTCGGGAGCCGGGCCGTCCTCTCCATCTCTTACCAGGAGGGCTGCTTCCATTATGCCCTATGCGGCACTATGCGGGCGCAGGAGCCGCCCTACATCAAGGGCGATATAATCGGGGGCCGCGTGATCGGAAGCGTCACAGAGCTCCGTGTAGCCTATCAGGAGGGGCGCTTCCCTTATCTCCTGAGCGGGGCCGTCCGGCTCTCGCAAGGTATCGACAACGGCAGGAGCTCGGCGTCCGTCATGCGGGAGGAGCAAGAGCTCGGGGCCGGGGAGTTCGCCTACATCCTGAGCGGCTCGTCTCGGCTCTCACAGGGCGTCGACAATGGCAGGGGCTCGGCGTCGGAGCTTCAGGAAGAATCAAAGCTCGGGGCCGGGAGCTTCAGCTACAGGAGGCCCTCGCAGGGCGAAGACAACGGCAGGGGCTCGGCGTCGGAGCTTCGGGAAGAATCAGAGCTCGGGGCCGGGAGCTTCAGCTATAAGCGGCCCGCACAGGGCGAGGACAACGGAAAGACCGGGGCCTCGGATGTTCAGGCAGCGCAAGAGTTCAGCATCGGCCTCGTCAGCTATGCCCGCAGCGGACAACGTAGGGCGGGCCAGAGAAAGGAGTGACAGACAACACATGAAGACATTGACACCCATCGGCATTAACAAGCAGCTCGTCCGTTTGAGGGATTCCCTCGACTATGCGACTTTCCTCGAGGCGGGGAAGCTCCGCAAGGTCTCAGTATTCAAGGCGGACGTCACGGACAACAAGATCAAGATTTACGTCTACCTTGACGACACCGTGACGGGAGCAGTCAAGGACATCTCCCTCGTTGATAAGGACGGGGATGTCATCGCGATTGCAAAACGCGAGTTCACAAAACCGCGCACGAAAGGCATTTACTCCGTGTTCGCTTACACGTTCGTCGAAGTGGAAGACCCGGATGCGCCGATCATGACAGGAGGTGAAAGCAAATGAATCCATACAATCCTACACCGTGGAAAGACGACGTCTATGACGAGGCAAGCGGCGAGCTGATTCAGGAAGGGACGCCCATGAGCCGGACACAGTTCTACAACATGGAGACGGGCATCCTCGGGAACAACGTGCTCGGAGCCTTCCTTGTGTCACAGGTTATGCAGCATCAGCGCAGCCTCGCAGACCTCGAGGGCGAGATCAAGGAGGTCACGCTCACGAACAGCCTCGAATATCCGTTTAACAACTCCGCGAAGACGGTCGCGCTCGAGCATGAGCGGGACACCCTGAAGTATCAGGTCGGCGTCGAGGTCATTTCCTCGGACGGCCTCGTCGGGGACGTGGAGGTTTATGACAAGGCGCTGAACGGCTTCAAACTCCGCTACACGGGGAGCGCGAAGACCGTGAAGCTCCGCTACTATGTGCAAGGAGGGATGCTCTAATGAATGTCATTATCAAGGACGACGAACGCCGGGAACGGCATGAACAGATTCTCAGGGACTTCGGGCACGACCCGCAGACGGCAAACCGGGAAGCCCGGGAACAGGCCGAGATCATCGCGGAGACGTGTCACGAAGCAGTCAAGAAAGGAGTGTTTAAGTAATGGCAACAATAGCGAAAACAATCGAGAAAACAGGCGGCGACAAGATTGACGTCCGCATCAGCGGGACGAAGGTCATCCTCGGCGATGACGAGATGACGCTGAACCTCAGCAAGTACGAACGGGACGACCCGGTTCATATCGACATCGGGCTCAATGCCCGGGGCTTCCTCACCTTCGGCGTAAGCGACCGTTATGCCGTGCAGATCGACATCCCGGGCCGGGAGTACGATCTCGTCGATACGGGGGAGCTTGACGAGAACGGCTCGCCCCGGATGAAGAAGGTCGCGAAGGCGTTCAGCATGGCAAACGTGACGGTCACACTTTGGGGCCGCGCTGCTGAAGAAACGATGACAGACGAAGAAGGAGGAGAAAACAATGAGTAATTTTGACGACCTGAAGCTCGCAGTCGAGGCATTATCCGGGGGCAAGAATACCGTGCTATTCGATGACGACCTCGGGACAGGGGGCGAGAGCTTCCCTTCTATCATGGTACGGATTCCGCAGTTCACAAGCCTCAGCGTGCTCGCAGGGGCCCCGGACGCGCCTCATTCTATGTTTGTTGTGGATGATGTTCCCTATCCCGAGATTTACTTCTCGAAGTACCCGAACATTGTCATGCACGACCGGGCGTATAGCTTACCGTATAAAGACCCGCGTGCTTATGTGACGTTCGATCAGGCGCAGCAGTTCAGCGAAGCGAAGGGCAAAGGATGGCATCTTGCCACAAATGCGGAATATGCGGGAATTGCCTTGTGGTGCTTGAAGAATGGCTTCATGCCCCGGGGAAATAACTATTTTGGCGGCGACCACTCCGCGACCCATGAGAGGGGCGTCGTGACGTACACATACAACGACAACGGCACGATTCGTAAAGGACGCACGGCGACCGGAAGCGGCCCCGCATCGTGGAATCATGACGGCACTAATGCGGGAATTTGTGATCTGAATGGTAACGTCTGGGAGTGGGCGGGAGGTTTCCGCATTGTTGACGGAGAAATTCAGATTATTCCCCATAATAACGCCGCGAAACATGTCGACCAGAGCGCCAGCAGTACACAATGGAAAGCAATCCTTCAGGACGGCACGATTGTCGCTCCGGGAACGGCGAATACACTGAAGTTTGACAACTCCGTCGCGGGCGATAATACTCAGGTGAATCATAAAGTCGGCGGCACAACAGTCATTAACACGGCCCGGACGAATCCCATGTATACGGGCGCGAGTGTTGACGTTTATAACTACTTCGGCTATCAGGTACACACCTTCGAGACACTTGCCGCGAAGAGTGGGGTCACGGTTCCGATGCTCCTGAAGATTCTCGGAATTGCTCCTCCGACAACAGGGCTTGACGGTGACAACTTTTGGATTCGCAACTACGGAGAACGGCTTCCTTTGCGCGGCGGCTTTCTGGGATGGAGCCGGGGCGGGCGTGTTCGCGCTACTTTGAATGACCCGCGCGCGGCTAGGGTAACGCTGTAGGTTTCCGCGCCGCTTTTGTCTCTCTGTAATCTGTTTTTTGTGTTCTGGTTTCCGACGCGATAGCGGCGGTTTTCCCCTCCGGGGCTTTTGCCCCGGAGGGGTCGCGATTTTTGGCTTTTTTTAAGTAGCTTTTTTCCGTTGTATATGGTAAAATTTCTGAAGTATTTTATCGAAGAAAGGGGGGAGGAAGTGGAGGAACAGGACACTCAAGAGGAGCTTGAAGGAGCCGCAGATCAGGAAGAGCTCGAAGAGGAAGAAGGGAAACCGAGCAAGCATAAGCTACAGGTTCAACAAAAGGTTTATGACATGATCCTTTATGCTTATCCGGCCCTTGAGCAGATGCCGAAGTCGCAAAAGTTCAGCCTTGCACAGGACATTAAAAAGTGTATGGACAAAATTCTCCGGCTTGTCATTACGGCAAATAAAAAGTACACGAAGAAAACGACCCTTCAGGAGCTCGACATCGAGGTCGCGGCCCTGAAGGTTTACATCCGGGTCGCGGCAGACCTCACCTATCTCCCCCTCAAAAAATACGAGGTTTGGTCGGGTCAGCTTGTGGAGATTGGCAAAATGGTCGGCGGATGGATTCGTTCTAATCGGGAAGCAAATGAGCCAGTCAAGGCAGACGCAGAGATTTATCATTGTGCAGATTGTAACGAAGAAATACCGAGGAAGGCACATAAATATTCGATGGAACACTTCGGGAGGAATTTGTGTTACAAATGCCAGAAGAAGCAACGAAAATGA